CAATCCTATAAATCGGTTTAACACAACACGGTTCGCCAAACGATTACCGGCATATTTACTAAATGCAGATACTAAACCACGAGTAGTTGCATTTTCTTTTACTTCAAAACTTACTTCTTCATCAGTATCTAGGCCTTCAGCACGGAGCAAATAATACTCATCATAACCAGCTGAAGTAACAACCAAAGATTTGTTTTTACGAAACTCAGTTTTGATTTTGCTATAATCAGAAACCCTTGGAAAGAAATTATACAGTTCACGATTTAATTCACGGCCAGTTAACACAAAGAAACCAACAATGTTAGAATTGGTTCTTAATTTAAGAAGCTTTAAATAACTTGCTGTTAAATCTCTACTGTAAGCATCTTGCATCACAATTTCATTTTTAGTTAAAGGATCACGAATTACAAAAGCTCTGTCTTTACCATAAGAACGGCCATCATCTAAATCTGGATTATTATAACCTTCGGATATACCACGATCAGTTTGATAATAAACACTTTTTAAATTATGTCCTTCACCATCAGTTAAAAATACGGTGTTAACAACTTGTAATTTATACGATTTCTGAAATTCCGGAACAATCTTCATAGCAGAAAAAATTGCTTCAGTTAAAGGAGTACCACCTAATTGAAACCAATGTGGACGATAAGTTCTCATTTGGCTTAAACTAACCAAAGCTGCACCAGCGTAAGAAAATTCAGCTGCTGACATTTTACTTGAAAGTATATTTAATAATTTAAATTGTCTAGTAATAATGTTACCAACTTTAGGTTCAACCATACAAGGATCATTGTGTTCTGAGGTGAACGCATATACTTCATAAGGAATATTTACCTTTTTACAGAACATCACTAAATTAACTAATTGTTTAATTGTATTTTCTAAATTATTGGACATTGATCCAGACCAATCTAAAAACATTACAAGACCATGAGATTTTCCACCAGGTAAAACTGTGATTTTTTTGAAAATGTCATCAGTAAATTGATATGAATAAATTTTACTCATATTCAAATCACCCGTTTTTGCTACTGATGCACGTTTCAACTGATCGGCATTTTTACGGAGTTCAAATTCTTTAGCCAAATAACCAACAACTTTTTTGGCATCATTACGCATTTTGATAAATGTTGTAGTATCAATACTTCTGTAAGTATATTCAGAATCCTTAAAACGCTCAACAAAGTCTTTACGATAATCATTCCATAATTTTTTATGTGTAACGATTGCTGATTCTAAATCAATATCAGGAATGTTACCATAATAATAAATACGATTTTCATTTGCAAATAGTTTGCTTTCGTTTTTACGAAAAGATTCATCAGTATGTGATTTTGGATTATCATCAGATTCACCTTCTGGATCCATTCCAGAATTTTCATTATGTTCTTTGTTTGATTCGATTTCATCCATATCATCATCCGCAGAATTGCTTGCTTGGGTACTTTCACGCTCTTCGGTTTCTTCGTCCCAATCATCAGAATCTTCATAACCAAAATCGTCAATTGATTCGTATTCACCATTCTCATCTTCCTCAAAATCTTCAGGCATGTTTGCTTGGCGTTTTTCTTTTTCTTCTTTGAGATAATCCATAATTTCATATGCGAGTTTGATAACATCATCATATGTTTCAGTTGATTCAATTTTATTTAATAATGATTTTTCAAATTCGTCAAATTTGATACCTTGTGCAGCTCCACCTTTTGTGTAGAGATTCACACGGTCAATAAAATTCATATCATTTAAATCTGCACCATTTGTACCAAAAAAATCTTTGTCAATTAGTTCACGATAACCTTTAACAAATGAGGAACGAATACCGGGATATTTGTTTTTGATTTTTCTCTCAATACGAGAATCTTCCAAAACATTCATAATTGACATTGGGATTTTTGCTTCGTGAGCTTCTTTCATTCCTTCTAAAGGAGTATAAAGAGCATGACCAACTTCATGGCCTAAGAACAGGTCATAAAGATAACCTGAAATGTTCTTATCAAGAACAGGAACCGTAAGGACACGATTCTTTACATCAAATGAAGCTGTATTAACATTACGCTGTTCAATCGTAAGGTTTTCTGTTGCCATCAATTTGGCGAGTAGTGATTTTGAATGAATAAGTTCCATAGATTCTCCGATTTAATAGAACCATTATACTACAATAATTGCTTACCGTCAAGTGGCAAGTATAATGCTGTTGTTTCTATACAACACCATCTTCAGGTAAGGCTTTTAGGTAGACTTTCCCATCTTTTACTTCCATTTCAATAGCTTGACCTTCTTTCCACTTATTATATTTAATCACTTCTTCAGGAAGAATTAAAATTTTATCATCCGTACCATCTTTAGGATCAACAAGTTCAGTAGAAAAAGTTTTATTCATACATTTCCTTGCGTTTTTGGTAGTCACTTAAATCTTTTTCCATTCCCGATAGAGTAGCCCACTTGCGGCAAACTATATCAAGTTGTTTCCAAGTTGGAATTTCATTATCATCAACTTTGGCATCGAGCCAAATGTAGTGTCCGGCATCATTCATATTTTTTTCCTTCATTTTTTTCAAAAAAATTCTGCTCAATTGCAGTAGCTAAGCGATCCGCAAGCTTCGGATCAAACTTTACAAGATGCTGAGCAACATCTTCTACCGGTAAATGGCGCAAATTAAAGAAAATTTCATCAATTCCACGCAAAATTTGTGCTTCTTCAGTTGGGTGTAACATATTTCCTCACATTATATAAAAAGATTCATTCATAACAATATTTTTACCGCTTTTTTTCGCTTTTCCTAGCGATTCCAAGAATTTTAACTCAATTTTTAAATCCTTGGCAGACAAATTTTTCAAATATTCCTCAAAATCGTCCCAATCTTCATCATTCCATTTTTCAGGAGTCATTTTTTCATTATCTCCTCATACTAGAAATTTCTTTTGCTTCATTATCTGTAAAAACTGGCACAGCATTTGATTTGTGCATTGTTGCAATACCTTTCATTTTGTTGCCAGTATAAGAAAATGGAACATTTTTTGTCAAAGGTATAAAACCTGTATCTACGGAAACGCATTTAGGGGTTTCTCGACCAGGAGGAACCTTTGGCACATAATCTGTAATGGATTTTTTTGTGGAAATGGAAATATTACGAATTGGCTGAATTGCCATAATTGATTCCAACCATTCTTCGTGTTGGAGTTTTTTTTGCTTTGATACTTTTCTTTTCTTCGATTTTGGAATATAACCATATATTAACATAACAATTCTCCAGTTTAGAAGAACCATTATAATACGGAAATAGAGAAAAGTCAATACATGTGTTGTATTGGAACAACATCAATACCAATACCTTTTATATGAAACGGCAGCATACCTACTTATGAGAAAAAAATCAATAATGTTTGCTTTTTTCTGGTAAACTTGATTTTTCTTCCATTTCACTTAGAAATTCATCATAATTTCTATTTTTTAATTTTTTGATTTCGGCATGTTCATTTCTATTCTTATTATAAACATAACTTCTATCATCATTATAATCTTGGTTCTTTCTGAACTTTCCTACAAATTTAGACACTTCTCCTCCTTCATTTCATTGTTTCAAATGTAATACCTTTAATTTTTGTTTCTGGCATATTGTGCATATCTTGTTGTGAAATATATGTGATGTCCGCATTGGGATAACAAATTTTGATAAGCTTGAGAAGTTGACAGACTGTACCATCAGAATCATTGAACGAAAATATTTCATCAACAAATTTTAAACTTTTAAGTATTTCTCTGCGTGAAGGATAATCTTGAACATAACCACCTAAAGCCCATAACATCCACCAATCAGAATGAACGCCGACAATTAACCAATCTCCTTTTGATTTGCATTTTTTAAGGAAATTTAACTCATCAATTGATAAAGGATCATAAGTTCCGGTTGTTACTACTATTTTCTCTTTTTCTATCATTTATGGTAGAAGTTGTGGAAAGGCCTCTTTAATAAATTTATAATTTAATCCTTTCACACCCAAATCTTTATTGAAAATACCAATAATGACTTCGGCTTCACGAGGTTCAAGTGATTCTAATAATTGTAATAATATCTGTTGTCTTTTTTGTTCAGTTAAAGTTTCAGCTGAAGGATTACCTTTTTGAAACAAATACAATTTTCTTAATTGTGTTGATAATGTTTGTGGAGAAAGTCCAGGTAACATATCAGTTGGAATTTTATAATTTTCTGGCATTTCACTTATTAACCATTGATATTGTGGATGATAAGCTAACTCAAATACTTGAACCAATGTTTTTGATAGATTTTTTTCTATCACTTTCATTTTTTCTTTTTTTGAATCTGCTATTTCAAATTCATCCAATACTTCATAAATGTTTTTCATCAAAATTCCTCTATTACTTCCATTAAGTTTTTCAGTTTGTGTTCAATAAAATAATTCAACAATTTACCTTTAGCAGGTTTTATTTCATCATAGGTATTTATAATCTTCTCTTTTATATCTTGAGGAATGAAAGTCAAATCAATGAGTGTCTGGTTTCTACCAAAATTAACAGTTTCATCATATGAGAATTTTTTAACATCCTCATTAAGATATTTTTCTAATGTTTTTTGAGTGATAGGCTTTTGACGGAGGTCACGGACAAAACAATCGGAAGGCGAAAACATGTTAGGTATACCGTCACCCTTATCTCCACGAATAATCTTCTCCTTGAGTTCTAGGAGGGGTTTCTCCGACTTTATAAACTTCTTTTGTGACGGGTTATATTGTTTTACATTACTACCATATTGTTGTAATTGGAGAAAATCGCCATCACTTGATAAAATCAATATCTTTTGGTGTGCTGAGTAAATTGGTACTAATGTTCCAATAATATCATCAGCTTCAGCACCTTCAACATCAATTACTTTATATGGGAAATTTTCTTTGAGTTCTTGTTTGAATTTGGCAAGCATATCAAAAATGAGGTGCCAATCTAAATCGGATTTCTCACGATTTTTCTTACGGCTAGCTTTATAGAATGGGAAAAACTCTTTGCGCCAATATTTTCGATTATCGCAACATAGTATAACTTCACCATATTCTGATTTGAAATTTTTAACATGGTTACGAATGATATTCAAAACCATATGACGAATTAGGCTTTCATCCAATTTGCCTTTGTGATTGGCAATTTGCGCCATGAGACCTGCTAATAATACTTGATTTAAATCAACGAGAATCATAATAAACTTTCAATAGTTTCCAATAAAACCTATTGTATCATACCTCTGTGAGTTTGGCAAATGTTTTTTCAATGAAAGCTTCTGATGTGGTAGTTCTACGAGCAATTATACCAAACCAATCTTGTGGTATTAATGTGGAAATATATTCCAATGGTTCTGCCAAAATTGCTTCAAATTTATCAATATCGTAGATTTTAACTTCGTTGCCGTTTTTACTATCTTCTTTAAATAAAATAACATGATATGAATCTCCCATTGGTGAACCACCTAGTTTTTCACCAGGATTTTTATAAACAGCACTTTCGATATGAAGGCTATCTTCTTTAGGACCAGGCAAAAAGAATATTGCATCATGATCTTCGTTTTTTAATGTTTTTAGGAAGTCTAACATTGTAATCCTTTAATGTGTGATTTACGAACTCTTACCATTATCCATGTGTTATAATAATCATCTGATTCCATAACTCCACGAACAAATTGCTCTTTTGCTTCGAGATAACCACATTCACCTTTTGATTTACATAAATGCAATATTTCACGAGAAAAGTTCTCATGACCTAATGATAACACATCTTGCTTCAATGTGTCACTACTTCCATAGTAAGTTTGCCAATCTGATTGGACTTTGATTTTCTTCTTTTTACCTTTAACTTGTTTGGTTTTGGCAGAATAGAAAAATTTCTTGCCTATGTATTTTTTACCATTCGTCAGGTTTTTAATCTGATACACGAACCCGTAGTTATCACCAATCAAGTCTTCCGTAAAATCTTTATCTTGATACTGCCAAGTTATTCCCATTCCTCATTGTCCAATTCATCGTCATCATCCTCTATATAGTCCTCGGATAATTCTTCGATGATTTCGCCGCAGAATGGGCAATACTCGGGTAAATCTTGTGAAACCATTTCTTCCATAAATGATATGCTATAAGTTGATTCACAACTTAAACATTCTCCTGATAATTGTTTTTGTGTCATTTGATTCCTTAATTAGCCCAAACATCTCCCCAATTACCTGATAAAGAACCTTTAGCATAATCGGTGGCACGATTCTCAAAGAAATTCGTGTGTGTTGGTGCGTTGATCATTTCCTCTACCCAAGGTAAAGGATTTCTTTTCACTTTAAACACACCTTTGAGTCCAAGAGAAATCAAACGGCGGTCACAAATATAACGAATATACTTTTTTACATCTTCTGCTGTTAAATCTTCCATTTGACCCATCTTAAAGGCCAAATCAATAAATTTATCTTCCAATACAACCATCTTTTCAGCAATCGTATAAATCTTACCTTTTAGTTCATCATTCCAGATTTCACGATTTTCTTCTATATATGTTCTAAACAATTTGATCATTGATTCGCAATGTTGAGTTTCATCAACAATCGACCAAGTTACAATTTGTCCCATACCTTTCATTTTGCCATGTCGTGGAAAATTTAATAACATAATGAATGATGAGAATAATTGCATACCTTCGGTAAATGCAGAGAATACGGCAATATGTGTTGCTGTATTTTCTTTTGTTGTATTTTTAGCCGAAATGTCCATAATATAGTCATGCTTCTCTTTCATTTCAGCATATTCCATAAATTCATTATATGTTGTGTCTGGTAATCCCAAGGTTTCAATTAAATGTGAATATGCTGCAACATGGAGAGCTTCACGAGCAGCAAAGCCCATGAGCATCATTCTTACTTCAGGTTGGCTAAAATAAGGCAAATAATTACGAACATAACCACCGGCAACATCAATATCACCTTGAGTAAAAAAACGAAAAATATGAGTGAGAAATTGTTTTTCTTCATTTGTTAGTTTCTTCTTCCAATCTTTTACATCTTCCAACATTGGAACTTCCGTATGTAACCAATGCGACTGTTCGTGTTTCAACCAAGCATCATAAGCCCAAGGATAGTTAAAAGGTTTAAAGTAGGTTCTTTCTTGGGTAATATCTGTTTCGTGTTTCTTAATCATTCATCATTCTCTTATAAATTAGGCACTAAAGGAAGAACCGCAACCACAAGTGGCTTTGGCGCCAGGATTTTTTATTACAAATTTAGATTCAAAATTTTGTTCTATGTAATCAATTGTTGCTTCTTTTAAATACTCCATAGACATATAATCAATAACCAATTTTACATCATCAGCTTCAATTACAAAATCTGTTTCCTCAATCACCTCATCAAAAGAAAAGTCATAAAGAAATCCAGAACATCCGCCACCTTTAACTGATATTCTTAAACATTTAATATTTGGATCATTTTCATCAATAATTAAATCTTTTATTTTTGTTGATGCATTGGTAGTTAGTTGCATTTATCCCTCACAGGCAATACAATCGTTACCTTGAGCAATCTGTGTCATATCAAGCTCTTTGATAACTTCTCTTTCTACCTTTTTAGCAACTTTATCTGCTTTACCAATCTTTTCAGAACGACAATAATATAAAGTTTTCAAACCTTTTTTCCATGCCATGAAATGAATAGCATGAATGTATTTAATATGCACATCTGGACGGAAAAATAAATTAAGTGATTGTGCTTGATCAATATGTTGTTGTCTATCAGCAGCCAAATCAATTACCCAGCGTTGGTCAATTTCCATTGAGGTTTTAAATACATCTTTCTGTACCTCATCAAGTATATCTAAATGTTGTACAGAACCATCATTAGCAATAATAGACGACCAAATATCATTATATTCATTTTCATCTTTTATTTTTTCTTTGATGATTTTATCTAACCAACGATTTTTATTTAAGAATGATCCTGATAAAGTATCTTGTCGATAAGCGTTTGCACGATATGGTTCTATACTAGGAGATGTATTACCCATAATAATAGAAGAAGAAGCATTGGGAGCAATAGCCATGACATGACTAAACCGGCGGCCTGTACCGCTAGCATCAGGAGCTTCACCTCGCTCTTTACCCAATTGTAAATTTGCTTCATTTAAACCCTCCCTAATATTTCTAAAAATTTTATTATTAGCAACTTTTGACATTACTCCTTCAAATGCGATTCCGTTTCTTTGGAGGTATGCGTGGAATCCAAGAGCCCCAATCCCAATGCTACGCTCTTGTTTCGCAGAAAATTTAGCCCGAGCAATGGTATCAGGAGCATTGTCGATAAAATATTGAAGCACATTATCAAGCATTTCAGCAACATCACGCAAAAATGTTGGATGATCTTTCCAATCATCGTAGTTCTCCAAGTTAAGTGAAGATAAACAACATACTGCGGTTCTTTCTTCGTTTGTAGGTAAAATAATTTCTGAACAAAGATTTGATTGATGAATCTTCAAACCTTTATTTTTTAACCATTGTGGTAAATGGGTATTACTCGTATCGATAAAATGTAAATACGGTTCACCTGTCATCATACGGAGTTCAAGAATTTTTTGCCAAAGTTCTTTAGCAGAAACAACTTCACGAACTTCACCTGAATGAGGATCTTTTAATTCCCATGAATCATCAGCATCTGATTCTAACATACTTTTTTCAATGAGATTCATAAAATCATCAGTAATGTTTATACCATGATGTAAGTTTAAACATCGTTGATTTGGATCGCCTGTCGGCTTCCGCATTTCTAAAAAAGGAATGATATCAGGATGAGATATATCAAGGTAAGCGGCATAAGAACCACGGCGAGTACGACCTTGGCGATAGGCAAGAGAACTTGAATCGTAAATTTTGAGGTGCGGAAGTACACCAGTAGACTTATCATCAGCAGCCCTAATACCAAAGCCAATCCCCACTCCACCACCGAGCATTGAGAGCCAATTTGTTTCTGAGAGGTTGTCAACTAATCCCTCCGCAGTATCTTCAATATAGTTGAGAAAACATGAAATAGGCATCCCACGCTTACTACGGCCAAAACTAAGAATGGGAGTAGAATAAGAAAGCCAATGTTTACTAGAATATTCGTATAATCTCTGTGCGTGTTCTTTATTGGAGCTAAACGTCTTTGAAACGTATGCGAATCGATGCTGCGGAGAAGTTTCTTCTTCTCGCATGTATGATTCTTGTAGTCTTTTAATTCCGAGTTCATCAAATAATCCATCTCTTTCTAAATCTATATTAATACCTAGATATTCCATGTTCACCTTGCTATTGTTATTGTTATTGATAATACTACAAAAAAACTAAATCTTTTTCCAGTTTACGAATTCAATTTTCGCTCTCAGATTTAAGAAGGTATTTTTACTTATGATATCTTGGATTTCATCCAATGAAAAACCACCCAAGATCATATCATTTATATCTTTTTCTTCAATCATTTCTGGCCAAATAACCACATTAAAATGATTCTCTATTGCGTGTTCCACTTTATTAACTATTTCTTTGTTACGAGGCTCATTGTCGAACACCAACACCACCTTGGACTTGTCCAATACATCGGTAATTGATTCTAGGTTAGAGTCTGCTGTTGCTACCGAATTCTCCAAAAACATAGAATCAATTGGACCTTCTACGACATATATTAATTCATCTTCATTAATTCTGTCAAGCCCAAATACTTTTTTATTATCATCATGTAACTTTAATGTGATATACCGGAGTTTCGATTCACCCAACGAGCGACCCTGCACAGCCACGAGGTTTTTCTCTTTGTCATAAAAGGGAATGACGAGCCGTTTGTCATTTTTATAAAGACCCTCTTTCTCAATCCCAAGAGTTTGTATGAAGGTTGCAAAATCTTCCGCATAGTATAATTGCGAGAAAAAGGTCTCCGGAATCCTTCTTTGCTGAACATAGTTTTTAGCAAAATGCGCCTCTGGTAATGATTCAATTGTCGGAAGTTCCAAGGCTTTTTTGAATACTGGTGCTTGTGTTTTAAATTCTTCAAATTCTGGTTTTGGATAATTGTTGTTTCCTGTTTCACCGTTTTTATATCTTTCAAGTGCATATTCTTGTATCAAGTTAGGATCAACTTGTTTTAGAAAATTATAAAAAGTAGTGGAAACACCACAATTATGACACATATAAAAATAGTCATTCTTTTTGCGGTAAATGTACCCACGGGTTTTCGTTTTATTCTTCTGTGAGTCGCCACAGAGCGGACACCGAAAATTATAAAGGTCATCCTTCTTTCGGGTAAACCTTTGTAATTTAGGCGAAACTTGTAACAGGAAAGACCTGTCGATAAAAACACTCATGATGTATATAGTTCAATTCAAAAAAGTAATGCAGTTATTTAAGCGCTCTTAACAGTATATCAAGATTTAAGTTAGAAATCAACCATGACGCAACAATAATACCACCGGCAATCATCCATTTCCATTGTAGCAATTTATCCAAAGCTTCTTTTTCACCTTTATTATGTTCTGATATTTCTTTCCGAAGCGACTTGAATTCATCCATAATCTTTTGATTGGAATCTTGCATTTTATCCAAAACGGTATCGATTCGGCCATGAATCTCTTTAATATCGCTTTCGGTTTCTAGCCTACGCTGGTCCATGTCCGAGTATACCTTTGCTATATGACGGTCGTGTTGATCTACCAGCTTATCTATCACTTGATCCATTTTATTACACAAAGCTGATAATGTCAATACTTGAGTTTTTAAAACACCAACATCCACTTTGACGTCCATCATCTCGTTATCTGGTTGCTGTGTCATCTTATGTTCCTAAAATATTCAGCGCTTTTCTATAATTTTCTTCTCTCTCTATCAGTCCAAGAAAGCCACCATTAATCACTTTAGTCATATTTTTAATGTCACCAACATCAGCATAGGTGTTTAAATTATTATTTTGCCAAAACCAACATGCAGCTTCTACTGCACCCCTATAAGTTTCCAAATATTCTGGAATCTCTGTTAAATCCTTATCAATTGAATTGGCAAATCTTTGATAGTTATCTTTGCCTGTCAATTGTATTAAACCTCTTCCACGATACTTCCAACCATCTCCACTTGATTCGTCACCATTACCTAATCTATTAGCATAAACAAAATTAGCAATCATCTCAGGTTGTCTATTATATTTATTTGCTAACTCAGTAGTTGTAAATCTTTTTGGCCATGTCATTATCAGGCCTTTTGCACCATAATTTAAATTTTCTACTAATGCCGAAAAATGTCCTGATTCATGCGAACATTGAGCAATAAATGCAGCTATCCTCTGTGGAGAGTCTATTTGATATTTAGGTAATATTTCATTTAAAGATTCACACCACTCATTAATATTTTTACTAATACCTAGTAATTTTAATTGTTCTGATGTTATTGTCATGGTTATTTTTTTGTAATATTATCGTCATTGTTTGGATCGGGAATTGCTTTACCAATTAAAGCATTTGCAACCCAAGCACCCATATAACCTATAAAATACCATTCAGTCAATTTGTCATTTGATAGAAGATAAACAAATCCCCATGTGCTAACCAACCAAGCTCCAAAACGAGATAATTTTCTATCGTTTAATTTTCCACCAACTGTTACTAAATCTATTAAAAAGATATCATTTTTTTTATCATTATTTAAACGAATTAGATATAATGTGCAAACTGCAATAATTATAGTTAAAACAATATACATTATATCATTTGAGGTTAAAGTGTGAATATTCTGAATATTCATTTTACCTTCTCAAATATTTCTTTTTGTTGCTTATACCAATCCTGCCAAGCTTGCAATTTATTAACTACTTCGTAGTAGGTGCCGTAGTTTTGGTTGACTGTTCCGAGGAGTTCAGCGGTTGTAACTTTGGAGGTTCCTGTAACAGAGTTGATGGTGCTTGGGGGAAGTTCATTTTGACTGGAACTGTTGTGCAAGATGACAGCAGCATTAGAAAGCTTACACTCATCAGTAACATATTTGGTAATCGCATTTTTATTTTCATTTTTAATATCCTTAATAATTTTATCTTTCTCAAGAATTTTTTCTACTAAAACGGTATTCGCTTTGGCTGATTTTGCTTCTGCTTGTGCAACTTTAGTTTCAAGCTCTTTTACTTTTAATAACCACGAGTTGTTATTACTGATAGCTCCTTCAAACCAAATACCAAATACCAAAACAACAATCGAAATAATTTGAATTGGTTTTGTATATAAACTTATGAAGGGAATAAAACTAAAGAAAGTGCTTGCTAAAACACCAAAGAGGCCAATGATGACCATGCCATGAAAAACAAAATCAGGCAACCAATTCAAAATCCACATTTTATGCTTTCGGAGGTTTTCTTTTATAAATTGGTGTTAATATTGGATTTCTTTTTTTAGAAACTCCAGGTTCACCGCCTTTACCACCAGTACCAGCAATTGCTCCACCACCAACAACATTAGTTGGTCCAGCAGATACAGCACCAGCACCCATACCATCTTCTTTAACACAATTAGGTACCATATGGTTACCTTTTTTCTTCATGCCTTTGGCTGCATATCCAGTCCAACAGGCTTCAGTATATTGTTTAAATGTTTTCATTAACAGTTCCATTTTCTTAATGCTAGTGCTTTACGAGTAGGTTCACCATTAGGTTTCTTCATGGGTCCTTCCATGCCACCCATGCGAGCACAGAATGATTTTCTACGTTTAGCAGCTTTAGAACCCGGTTTCAATTTAGATGGTGGTGTTGTTACTGCCATAGATAATTTAGAACCAGGATGTTCAGCACGATAAGAAGCAATACCTTTACGGTTTAAACCACCTTTAGGATCTTTACCTGCTTTTCTTTGCCAAGCAGCAGATTCATACAATTCTTCATCTGATACTTGTTCGAGTTCTTCCCAAATAGATTCTGGATCAACATTATATCTTAATGCAGATTCTTCAACCATTTCTTCAATAATATCAAATAATTCTTCAAGTTCTTCACTAACACTTTTCCATCCACCACCCATAGCTTTATATTTCTTGGATGCCCAGCCATTAGCGTAAGCAGAAGGATAAACTGCAAATTTAGATTTGGCAGCTGATTTTGCTTGAGCCCATTTTTCTGGACTGGTAGGAACATTTTTTTCTTCTAAATTTTCAATTTCTTCTAAAAATTGTTTTAGTGTTTTCATTCTTGTTCTTTCTCTCTTTGTGCATTACTTTTTCTCAAAGGATGATCCGGGTTCTTGTAAGGTGTTTTTCTAAATCCTTCAGAATCATAATTACCAGATTTTTTCTTTGATATTGCTGTAGCTGCTGCAATGGCTGCTGCGGCACTTTCTGTTCGAACATTAATTGGTGCACCACGGCGTTCTGGATTCGGATCTTCTCTGCGTTTTCTTTGAGCCGCAGCTGCACGACCTTCTTTACCTAAAGCATGAGCTCTTGCCTGAGGTAAACATTTTGGTTTTCCTTCACCCGGTTCACGAGCACAATGGCCTTTGATATTCCCTTTAGTGTCCATGCGAACCCATTTTTGTTTAAACCATTTCCTTAAATCTTCTTCTAAATTCTGTTTAATCCATTCATCAGGAGTTTTGCCGTGTTTGGATACAAAATCGTCATGCAATTCTTTACCGGTTTTATTATTTTTTTTCGATATGGATAACATCAATTGATTAATGGATTCATAATCATGTTTATCCAATTTTTTTAAACCTTTTTCCAAATCTGTTACGCAACAACAGTTTTCGTTTAAGTATTGTTTGAATGTTTTCATATTTTTCGTAATATCTCTGCGATATTCATATCAATCATAATTTCAGATGAATGAATATTTTTACCTTTAATACCTTTTACAACATCAGGCATCATGTTTAAAAACAATAGGAACGTTTTTAATATATCATAATCACGTTCATCAATCCTATAAAATAATATTCTTGCTGTTGGTTCTGGACCAAAAACATTATTTAATAGAATGATATGATTTAATATCAATCTCTCTTTAAGAGTTTTAGTAACCTTATACCTACGAAATAATCTTTTTAGATATTTGGTTCTTTTTATATCGCCTTCAAATTCTGACATAAGGCAATTTGGAGTTGTATAACACTTCATCGAATACATTATGAAATTTTCATCATTCAAATCATCAAACATTTTATAATTATTCTTTCAGCAATTCATCCAACCCTTGTTCGTCTGTAATGGTAGCAAAAGATTGATAACTGCCATCTTCATTTATCTGATACGCATAATAAAAATAATAATCAGATTCGTTGATAGACAAAGCAACAACTTCTTCACCCTCGTGTAAATCTTTAAATATGTATCTTGGTAAATTGATGCCATATTTTTCCATTATTTTGGATGAATTTCTCCATCCAATATAAGGATTTAAATAATCTTCAACTAAGCAATTATCTAAAGCTTCGTTTATTTCTTCAAACAAAGAAATTATTTCTTCAGAAACGGAAACAACGGGTATGTCATTTCTCGTTTCATCAGAAACAAATTCACGAAACGATAACATTATAGTCCGCCAAAGACCGCATTAGAACTTGTATTGGCAGAACTTGCGTTAGATGCTGCTGTGTTAGTAATACACACTAAAGTTTCTTTTAAGAAACGAATCGTGCCGTCTGGTAGAATCTTACGAGTAATTTTGTTCCAACCGGAATTAATAGATCCAATTTTTGTATTAGCAACATTAGAACCAAATCCATAAGTTGTACCTTGTGTATTTGCTATACGACCAGGAGATACAAGAATTGTATCAGCAAAGTAAGTATTAGCTACATTAGAGTTGTTTCGAATTGGATAAGCAAAATCTACTTGTGTACCAGCTGGTATAGTAGCAAAGAATGTATTTGAAAAACTAACAAGATTTGCGCTAAAGCCTGAAGAATCATTACCTACAGCTAAAACTATGTTATTTGACGAAAAGAATTCTTGCTCGCCAGACGTTGATAATCCAGAAGCATATGCTGACATACCAGCAACAATTCCTAAATTAGCAGCGGTTTGTGCGTTAATACCAGTAAACTGAATGCTTTTACCAGCAAAAGCAGTTGTGCTGTTTGCAGTTGTTAAACTAATAAATGGCCGTACTTGTCTTTCCTCTGGAAAGTGTGGCTTATCGGCTAGTGAATCTGTATTTCCCCATGCTGGCATTTTTTTCTCCTTATTAACCTTGGGTTATGTTACTATTTATCTTTATTTAAGCTGGTGATTTTTTTGGATTACCCTTATCGAAGGTATCCGGTTGATTTGGACGGCTCTTCATTAACGGATCAATTTCAACAGTATCTCTTTTTTCACCCGTTAATGTTTTACCTCCTGACATTACTATTCGTGCTGCTGGCTTTTTATCACCCACACTAGCGCCATCTTCTTCTTTTGCTATTTTGGGTTTTTTGCCATATGTTTGAACTGATTTATCTTCTTTTTCCCAATCGTTTAAATCTTCTTTCATATTGAGATGTTTATATAAAGATTTGATCATTCTAGCAGATTTAGACATTTGGCGTTGTCTATCTGTTGTTTCTCCACCATTGGCACCATCACAGGGTGCTTCGGTTGCAGCCAAAGGATCTAAAGTATTTTCACTTGTTGGTTTGTAACCAGCCAAGCGATCTAAAGCTCTATTCCAACTCTTACTCTTAGTTTTTATTTTTTGATTATGAGCTTTTCTACTCATGCCTGGTTTTTTCTCAGGTACAACTGGTTGTTGTTTTAACCAAGAAAATACTGTAGTTTTTTTGAGTTCATCAATCTGTTCAACTTCTTCTTTATTTAAATGTTTTTCTAAACGGTCAATAGCCAAAGTTAAATCATCTTTTTTTGTATTGGCAACAGGTACAGTTACTTTAGAAGGATCCTGATGTAGTTTTTCTTGACGAGCTTTCTCAATATCATTGTGTTTCTTTTCTCTTTCAGCAGCCGCAGCACGCCATCTATCTAAAGCAGTTAATTTAGGTTTTTTTGCTTCATCTATTTGAACTTCTTCTTTAATCTTTGCTTTACCGTTGGCGATGAAATCATAATCAGCCATTGTCAGAGTTCCATTATTACGAATCTCAATTAATCTTTCGGTGATTTTATGAAGTTCCATATCATCTTTAACATCTTCACGAGCCAATTCAAGTAAACGAATCATTAAAGGAATATCAACACAGATTACATCTGCTTGATCAGCTTCAGATAATTGAATTTCTTCAAACATGTGATCTCTTTTCCATTTGGTGAATTCACCAGATTTAGCATAAGATATTTTTACATCTCTAGTAACAAATTTAGGATTGATACCTCTAGAAGATAAAAATTTATCTAATAAAGCATCTTCATCTAAATGTTCAAGTTCTTCAAATTGATGATCTTGTTTCCACTTTAAAAAAGCACTAGATTTGGCATGAGAAATTTTAGTATCTCTAGAAACAAATTTAGGATTAATACCTCTTGATAAAAGATATTTACCCAATGAACCATCTTCAGAAATATTGGCTTTTGCTGACCAGGGATCCATTGGATTAATTCCAACTTTTCCTATTGCTGGTTCTGGATTTGTTTTTAGTATATCTTTTAATTTTTTGGCCATCTTATTTGATCTTTGTTTTAGATTGAATATTTTTAAATGCTGAATGAGCCAAATCTTTTGCACGGGACATTGGAGTATGTATTGCACCAGATTTATCTTTAATATCTTTTGACATTTTTTTCCAACCAGGAGTACCAGCAATCGTAGCTTCATCAACTTCTACACCTTCTGCTTTAATTGATGTACGAGCTGGAGTTTTTTCTGCTATTTTAATTTCTGGAGTTTCATTTTCTCCAGTTTCTTTCGCTAAAGGTTTAACTCTTAATTTATAAGATTTAAATGAATTAGACTTGCCGCCAGGTAAACGACCTGCTAGTGTATCTGTTGTAATTGGAGCATTAGATGCTTCATAGGCTTCTTTTTGTGCACCATAGTAAGCACCAAGAGCCATCTTCTTACGCTCTGCTTTGGACTTACCAGCAAACTTAGGATTATCT